TGGTATCTGACAGGATCACCGGAACGCCGCACGCCTGCGCCTCGACGGAACAAATCCCAAACCCCTCGCCGCGACTCGGCAAACAAAATACGTCCATCCCGTTATAGCAATCCGCAAGCCATTCCGGCGTTATCCTCCCCATGAAGTAAAACGCCTGGTTCGGCCAGATAAGCGAACCCTCCGCAACGCCGATATCCTTTGCCACTTTTAGCAGGTTAATCGCGCTTGCGACGTGGCCCTTCGCGTTTGCCAGCGCGTGAAGGTACAACTTCGATTCCGGGTGACGCTCATGGAATACCTTGAACGCTCGCATGAGCGGAATAAACCCCTTGCGGTCGTCCTCATAATTCAGGCCAACGGAGCCGATGACGAAATTCTCATCGGTCAATCCAAACTCCGCCCTAAACGCCGCCCTTGCCTCGGGCTTCGGCTTGAACGTCTTGGTATCAATCCCGCATGGCGCGTACATCGGCTTATGGCCGAGCCGCGTCAATTCGCGTTCACCGTGCTTAGACATGGCGATTAGGATAGCCGACTCGCCCGCAACCTTGGCGATGTACTCGCTGGCAAATTCGGTATCCACGGGAAGCCATTGCGCCCATTTCTCACGGGGGAACCGGACCTTATCGTGAAGTATCCACGTGTCCCATGCCGTGAGGATATAATCGAAATGCTCCTCGTGTAGCATGTCGTTTATAAGTTCGGTGTTCGTGCCCTCGAATACTTCCGTACCATCGGCCAGCGTTCGCCAAGCGATGCAGGGGTGTTTCGTGGAAACGCGGCAAAAGTGACCGTCGGCCTTTAGCCGCTTGATTATTTCCCGCGCCTGATTGCTGTACGCCGCCGTTCCGTCCGGGTCCGATGTGTGAAAGAGAATGCGCATGATTTATCGCGTGATCCGAAATCGGACCAGCAAGCCATTGTCCCCGAACTCTGCCGTTATTGGCCCATATCCATCTTCATAGGTTCCAAAAAGTCCGTTCAATATGCCCAACATCCCGACATGATACCCCCCGTGCTGCGCCCCTGCTTGAACCGTGGGGTGATCGGCTAGGGCTTTATTACACGGCACCCGATTTGCAATCAGGGCGGCAATTACCGGACGATCCAATGCTAAGAGTTCATTCAAGAAATCGACGGCTTCGCTCGGGGTAATCGTTTCTTTAATCATTTTCCCTCCCCATTTTAATCAGCGGATCGGGGGCCAGCGCGCGCCAGCCCCCGCCGCCATAATTTGTCTAGTACCCTAAACGCCTAGCCCCAATTAGGAGCCCAGCGTCGCCTGCGGGAAGCGGGCCCGACCTTGAATCAGGTTCATCGAAACCTTTTCGGTTCCGCTACCCGCGCCTGTAACCAGCTTCGCCCCGACGTAAATGAACCCGGACGCCATGTCCAGCTCCGCGCCCCGGACCTGAAGCGTCAACACGCCCGTATCCGTGGTGTTGGCCGCCGTGAACGAAGTGGAAGCCCCCGTAACGGTCTTGGACGACGCTCCCGCCGTGGAGGTCGCCTGCCAAATGGTCATCGTAACCACAGCCGCCGACGCGATGCCGGAGTACATCCCCTGCGCAATCACGACGTCGTAGTTTTTCGCCGAAACGAAAACGGGCGTGGTCAGCGTGTCGCTGGTTTCTCCGCCCAACGCACTAGAAAACCCGCCCCATGTGGTCTTATAGTGCTCCGCATATTTATGAACGTTTCCCATCTTCTTGCTCCTAGTTTTTTTTAGCTCGCCGTAGTCAACGTTACAAAGTGGCTAAGGGTCTCGCCGCCTAGATACGGCGTCACAGCCGCCGTCAGAATCGGTTGCCCATCGCCCCGAACGATAAACCGCCAGCAGGTCTCATTTTTGAGCCAGCCGTTGGTCCCGCTCGAATAGTTGACCTCACGAGACGTGGAAATTACGAAATCGCGCTCACCGATGGCATAACCACCGGCGAAATCCGCGAGAATGACATCGCCCGTCGCTCCGCTTGCCGCCGCCTTTTCCGTTACGATGATGGGCCGCCCGAAAGCGGTCATCCCCGCAAGGTCAATAGCGCCGTAAGCATTTGCCCCGGACGTGTCGTCATTGCCCCAGCTGGCTAGAACCTTTTGGTTAACCAGCCAAACCGCCGTATTCAATGCCCCCGGCAGGAGCCGGGCAATCATACCCGCCAAGTCTCCCGCCGTCGGAGCGCCGGAGTGTGTGGCCCGGGCCACGGTAAGCATCGCATCGGAGTTCATCACCCCCAACGGCTCACCCGTGCCCGTGCCCCAAATATACCGATGGTCCCAGTAGAATCGCAGAGCCGACGCAAAAAGCCCCTGCATATAAGTCCCGAGCGTTCCCCAGTCGGCAATCAGCCGGTTGGAAACAAAAGCGAGACATTCCGTTTCATGCGCCGTCAATCCAAGTTGACCTAGCGCGGGTCCAACCGTCGTCGCACCCTGATCGTATGCCTCCGTGACATTGGAGACGATGATGCCGCCGAACATGGAAGATGAACGGTCGGCATCAACCGTAACGGGAACGACAACCTTATCGGTTGACATCGGAACGATGTTGCGGCAGAGGGGCCGAACAATCGCCCCCTCCAGTGCCGCGCTAATGATCTGACTTGAAAATCCGGCGGGAACGGTAAACCCGCCAACTGAATCGGGATTCTCTGCAAGCGCCGTTTTGCGGTGCAGGGAAGCCAATCGGCCATCTACGCTGTCTCCGATATCGTACTTGCGGACAGACGCAAGGAACTCACCGAAGCAAGAGAAATCAGCCGTGTCTTTATTGGTCATGATGGCCTTCTGTGTTTACGTTATGCCGCCAGGTTAGCTCGTGGTCGAGGCCAGGGCGACGAAGGGGGATACGGTCGAGCCGTTCCGAGGAGTGAGAGCAGACGCGAGCCACGGGCCGCCGGTCACGCGCTTCACGAATCTCCAGTACGTAACGTTGGAGGTGAAGCCGACGTGGGAGGAAGCGTCGATGGTCAGCGCCGAACGGTCGCCGATGATGTAGTAGCTGAAGTCGATGAAGGCGACGTCGTTGGCGGAGGCAAGCGCCGGAGCTTTTTCGGTCAGGATATAGGGACGGCCCAGGATGGTTCCGGGGACGGCATTGGCAAGCCCGCCCTGGTTCGGATTGATCCAAATGAGGTTGGAACCAGCCGCGAGTGCCCCGTTGTGAGACGAAAGGCCGACCAGCTGCGGGAAAGCAGTCTGGTTCATAACCCATTTGCCCTTACCCATGCTCTTCGGCAGAGCGCGAGCGAACACGTTGGGGAAGTCGGCCATGTACAGCAAGGACGACGTATTGCGGAAAACGCTGACTTTGCAATCGGCGTTATAAATGCCGAGAGGTTCGCCAACGCCCGTCCCGTTCAGGAAGGCGTAGTCCTCATACCAGGCCGGGACTTCGGTAAGTACCCGCTGAAGGAAGGAGGTCAGCCCAACGGCGTTGTCCTGAAGGAGCGTGTTGGAACAAACGGTGTAACCCGTCAGTTCGTTCGCGGTAAAGCGAGCCTGTCCAAACGTGGGTTCGGATTCCGTCATACCGGCGGCTTCCTGGGTCCACTTGGCCGACGCTCCGCCAAACAGGGACGAAGCGCGAGTGGTTTCGTTCACGCGGGGGATGAGCAGGGTATCGGACGCCATCGGGATAACCCAAGCGCCGGAGGACCGCACAACGGATTCCTCTTGCTCAAGGGCCAGGAGTTCGGCCCGATACTCTTCGGGGACAAGGAATCCACCCGTCGAATCGGTAGTCCCGGCAAGCGCGGTTTTGGCCGCAACGTCGGGCGCAACGGGCTTATTCAGCCCGGCGAGAGAGTGCGAGTCGAGGTCGCCGAGAATCTTACCGTCAATGGTGAGATACTTGAGGCGATTGTCGCCCTGGCCGAGGTTACGAGCCCGCCAAATAGCGGAATAGAACTCGCCCTTGGACTTCCAGGGATTCGACTTGGTTTCTTTCTTGACCTGTTCATCGTCGATCTTGTCACCGGTGGGATTAGGATTCCACCCGGCCTTCACCGCGTCGAGCCCATCTTTAACGGCGGGACCGACGGCGGCCTTTACTTCGCTGGCAACCCTTTCGGCTACCAGTCTATCCAACTCTTCTTTAGTCATTTGAAAATTACTCCATTAGGATTTGGTCGTCGCTTCCCGTAACCCGTTGAGGTATAGGGGCTTGCGACGCATGGGCTTGCGTCCAGGAATTGGCGCGGC